TCCCTACCTCCCAAGTGGCACGGGGTAGCGACGAGTACAAGGCGTCCTTTGACCGTGTGTTCGGCGATGAGCAACTCGTCATCATGAATGCCGCGTTCGACACTGGGGCTACCGTAGAGCAAATTATAAGCAGGGTACGGTATCTCGTTAAGGCGATGGACTGTAAGGTCATTATCCTTGACCACATCTCCATCCTAGTGTCAGCCGGACAGCACAATGACGAGCGCAAGGCCCTCGATGAGATCATGACTAGGTTGCGTAGTCTGACTCAGGACACCGGATGCGTACTGTTCGCTGTGTCCCACCTGAAAAGGCCCGAGGGCAAGGGGCACGAGGAGGGCGCGGCGACTAGCCTGTCCCAACTGCGTGGCTCTGCGGCGATTGCTCAACTGTCAGACTTTGTGATTGGTCTGGAACGTAACGGTCAGTCAGACGACCCGACCGAGCGTAACACCACGTACATGCGTGTCCTCAAGAACCGCTTCAGCGGCATCACAGGGCCCGCTGGTGCGTTATTGTATGACAACGACACCGGACGGCTGTCCGAATATGAACCAGTAGAGGAGGCGATTGAGGCGCTATGAGCAACCAAGAGCTGATCGACCAGATCATTGAGCAACACATCAAGTGGTCCGAGGAGCGGGGCGGGAGCTATCACCTTGACTCAGAGTACGAGGAGATAGACCGCGACGAGCTGGAGGACTACCCGCGTGAGGCGCTGGAGGATGAGCTGGAGCGTGCCAAAACTGGGGAGCAATTCCTAGGCTGACAAAGCACCTAAGCTGGCCTACATCTGTCTATATATAGAGGAGGACGTTATGAGTAAAATGGGAGCATACGTACTTGACCAACAACTTGAGGAGAACGAGGCTTATGTACCAGCCAGAGACGTTCGTGTTACTCGACATCGAGACCACGCTGGACCACAAGACAATTCACGGCTACGGGCTGACCTACTGCGAGCTTGGAAAGCCTACGCAGAGCAAGTGGGGCACGACTCGTGAGGAACTGGAGGCTGACCTCCAAGGAGCAACGCACATTGTCGGGCACAATCTTATTGGCTTCGACCTACCTGTTCTCGACGACGTTTGGGGCTGGGCTCCAGCGGATGGCACAACGGTTGTGGACACTCTGCTCCTTAGCCGTCTTGCTAACCCTAGTCGCACTGGCGGTCATAGTCTCAAGAATCTGGCTACCTTGGCCGGAGGCGAGCTTAAAGACGATTTTGACCCAGCCGATTTCGACGGCCCAATCACTCAGAAGATGATCGACTACTGCCTACAGGACACGCGTGCTAACGTAGACGTGGCGTTCATGCTCTACCATGAGCTGGCAGGGTTCGATGAGTGGGCCGTGGAGAACGAGCACATCGTGGCACGTGAGACACGCATTCAAGAGGACAACGGCTTCAAGCTGAACTTCACTAGAGCGTGCGACATGTACAACCAGCACGAGCAACGGATGCAGGAGATCGAACGTGAGCTACAGGATACCTTTCCCCCGATCGTCGAGGAACGCTATTCCGAGAAGACAGGTAAACGCCTCAAAGACAAGGTCACGGTCTTTAATCCCGGCTCGCGCCAACAGGTCGCAGAGAGACTTGAGGCGAAGGGCGCTGTATGGAAGAAGCGGACTGAGACCGGAAAGGCCAAGGTCGATGAGACAACGTTGGCTGAGCTGGAGATTCCGGAGGCTGTCCTTGTCTTGGAGTATCTTACTCTGGGAAAGAGAATTGGAATGCTCCGAAGCTGGCTGGACGCCGTTGGTGAGGATGGCCGTATACATGGGCGAGTGAATACCTGCGGCGCAGTCACCGGCCGCATGACGCACAGCAAGCCCAACATGGCTCAGATACCCAGCGACCGAGAGTACCGAGAGTGCTTCACCGTCGAGGAGGGCAACAAGCTGGTGGGCATCGACGCCTCAGGCTTGGAGCTACGTATGCTGGCGCACTACATGCAGGACGCCGAGTACACTGACCTCATTCTCAACGGCGACATTCACACCTACAATCAGGAGGCGGCAGGATTGCCGACACGTAATGATGCAAAGACATTCATATACGCCTTCCTATACGGGGCGGGCGACGCGAAGATCGGAAGTATTGTCGGTGGTGGACAGGCTCAGGGTGCTAAGCTCAAAGCCCAATTTCTACACTCCCTACCAGCCCTCGACCGACTACTCACAAAGGTTGTCCGTATTGCTGGAGGAGGCCAACTGCCGGGGCTGGACGGACGACGAGTTCATGTACGCTCTGAGCATAGCGCTCTGAACACACTGCTACAATCCGCTGGAGCCATCGTCATGAAAGAGGCGTTGGTGATAGCAACCGAAAAACTGAAAGAGTACGACTACCCGTACAAGCTGGTGGCTCAGGTCCACGACGAGTTCCAAGTCGAGGTCCCCGAGGCATACGCTGACCGCGTGGGCGTAGTCTTTCGTAACGCAATTCGCCAATCAGGGCGGCAACTAGAGTTACGTTGCCCGCTAGACGGCGAGTACCAAGTCGGCGACACATGGGCCGACACTCACTAGTCAGGAGACAAGCATGGAAAACCCAATGGTTAAAGTAGGCGCGACTATCGCATTCCCTTCACTCATCCGCGAAGATCAAATGTCCGGCAAGTTCAGCGTTCAGTTCGCTAACCTGTCAGACGCGGCGGCAGAGAAGCTGGAGGAGCTGGGCCTCAACGTCAAGTTCAAGGACGACAGCTACAACCGCGGTCGGTTCGTTGAGTGCAAGAGCAAGTTCCCCATCGACAACAGCAAGTACCAGACTGTAGTCGACGAGGCGGGCCTGCCTCTGGACCCAGCACTGGTCGGTCCCGGCTCTAAGGTCGAGGCGTTGCTCAAGACCTACGATTGGTCGATGGGCGGCAAGTCAGGCGTTGGCGCACGGGTCGTTAAGATCGTGGTCAAGGAGCTGGCTCAGGCTGAAGCAGTAGCTGACACCGCTGACGAACTGGAAGCGTTGTAATGAAATGGGGCATAGACGGAGACATCATCGTATACAGCGTGGCCTTCGCCGCGAAGAACGACCCGACCGAGTATGCCCTCAAGTCCACCCGCAGTGCCGTTGAGCAGGTCATGTTCGACATCAACGCGGACTCTGTCGAGATATTCTTGACGGGCCAAGGCAACTACCGCATCGGCCTCGACGACGCCTACCCCTACAAGGGCACACGCAAGTCTGAGAAGCCGGAGCATTTCCATGCCATCAAGGAGTACATGGTGAAGACCCTAGGCGCAATCGTATTTGAGGGCGAGGAAGCCGACGATGCGCTAGGGTATCATGCAGTCCAAGATGGCTGGGGTATTGCAACGCTCGACAAGGACCTCGACGGGGTTCCGGGTTGGCACTATAACTGGAGACGCAAGGAGGTTTACATGGTAGGTCCCGAGGACGCAGACCGGTTCTTCTACAAGCAGTTACTGACCGGCGACAGCACGGATAACATTCCGGGTCTGTTCAAGCGCACGGGAGTCAAGGCCATGAAGAAGACCTTTGAGGTGTTGGAGGTTATGGACGATCCCGCAGAGATGTACGAGCATGTCAGACAGGTGTACTTAGACGCCGTCTACAGTCAGCGTATGTCCTCTGACGTCAACGACGTGGAGCGTTGGCTCCTTACCCAAGCACGATCACTCTGGATCAGACGCGAGCGCGATCAGATGTGGGAGGTGCCCAATGGGTAGGCGAGTAGAACGTACACGCAACAGCGGCACGTGGACTGAGGCGCGGTACTTCAGCTTCATCCGCTCCGCTCTCAGATCGGCCTTCCAGAAGTGGGGGCCAAAGCACGAGGCTAAGAAGCTAGCCAAGCGTGGGTACAATCAATACGAGTGCGCCCACTGCGGCGAGATCTACGGGAACAAAGACACCGAGGTGGACCACATAACACCCGCCGGTAGTCTGAAGACCTACAACGATCTCCCTGCCTTTGTGGAGCGAATGTTCTGCGAGGTAGAGGGGTTTCAAGTCTTGTGTAAGGCTTGCCACCAAGTGAAGACTAACGAGGAGAGGAAGAAGCGATGAGCCGTGTAGGAATCATTGGAGACACACACTTACCATATGAGAAG